GGAAGACTGGACGACTCATAGCCGTGGAGCGTGAGCCGATTGCAGAGTTCCAACAGGAGATCTAATGGGCACATTCACCAAACACGCCCGTCGTCGTAGTCTGAAGAAGAAGTTAAACATGGCGGCTCAACTCCAAGGTTATCTACTGAATCGGATTCAGCAACTCAACCAACAGATCGCTGGTCCTACTATCGAGCAGAGAAATGCGGCGATGATCCAGAAGATCAAGGAGGTTACATGCGGAGTGTAACTCTCAAGAACGATGGTGTAGAGTGCACTGTCTCTGATGGTGGCGGGGATCTCACCATCTATACCTACGTTGATCTAATCAAGCAGTGCTTGGTAGGCGTAGGGTTCCACCCTGACAACGTGGACGATGTGTTCCACGACGAAGCAAGGTGGTCATTACCAAAGAAGGAGGACAGTTGCTAATCTTTGACTTGGAGACCGATGGTCTCCTGCCAGAAGTATCCGTGATCCACACCATCACTACATATGAGACTGAGAGAAATCTCTATGCTACATATGACAAGAAGGATGTGAAGCACGGCATTACACAGATCCTGAATGCTTCGGAGATCTGTGGTCACAACATCATTAACTATGATATACCCGTGATCAAGAAACTCGTTGGGTTGGAACCAAAGGGGACGATCAGGGATACCATGGTGCTTGCACGACTAGCATACCCTGAGATCAAGGAACTGGACTTTGCCCTTCTCAAGTTGGGCAAACTCCCCGGCAAACTCATAGGCCGACACTCGTTGGAGGCATGGGGCTGGCGGATCGGAGAATATAAAGGTACCAAGATCGAGGATTGGAGTCAGTGGACGCAAGATATGTCCGACTACTGCAAGCAAGATGTCAATGTAACACAACTACTGTGGCGTAGGTGCATGCAGAAAGGTCTCCCCGAAGAGGCCATCGTACTGGAACATCAGGTTCAGACGATCATCCAGAGACAGACAGAGTTCGGCTTCGCGTTCGATAAGGACAAAGCCGAGAAGTTCTACTCAATACTTCTGAAAAAACAGAAGGAGTTGTCTGCGAAACTCCGGGAGTTCTTCCCACCGTGGACCACAGAGGAAGTGTTCATACCCAAGCGGGACAATAAGACAAGAGGATACAAAGCAAATGTACCCTTCGTCAAGGTCAAGACCATCGAGTTCAACCCTGCGTCTCGCGCGCACATCGCAAACCGTCTCACAACTCTGTACGGCTGGAAGCCAACAGAGTGGACAGACGACGGCTCACCCAAACTGGACGAAGACACTATCAAGGAACTCAACTATCCTGAGGCACCGTACCTCGCAGAGTACTTCCTGATCACCAAAAGGATTGGACAACTCGCAGAAGGCACGGAAGCATGGCTCAAGAATGTTGGGAGCGATGGGCGTATGCATGGTTCAGTAAACACCATTGGTGCAGTAACAAGGAGGATGACCCATTCACACCCTAACATGGCCCAAGTTCCAAGAGTTGGCACAGAGTATGGCGCTGACTGTAGAGGATTGTTTTATTCCCCTGCTGGAACTGAACTGGTTGGAGCAGACGCTAGTGGCTTGGAGTTGCGTTGTCTTGCTCACTACATGGCTGCATATGACAAAGGAGCCTACGTTCAAGAGTTGCTTAAGGGAGACATTCACACAGTCAACCAGCGACTTGCAGGATTACCTGATCGTGATACTGCAAAGACATTTATCTACGCCTTCCTCTATGGAGCAGGTGATTTCAAAATCGGGACCATCATTGGAAAAGGAACTGCGCAGGGCAAAGCGATTAAGAACAAGTTCCTTGAAGGCTTACCGGCATTGGCTAGCCTTAAATCTGTGGTTGAAAGTGTTGCGCAAGAGAAAGGAGTTCTACGCTCCCTTGACGGAGCGCCAATCAAAGTAAGATCACAGCACGCGGCCCTCAATACACTCCTGCAAGGCGCAGGAGCAATCGTCATGAAGAAGGCGCTGGTCTGCACCGACCAAGCACTCCAAGAGTCGGGGCTGATCCCGGGCAAGGACTACGAGTTCGTTGCCAACATCCACGATGAGTGGCAGATTGAATGCAAGAAAGGACTGGGTGTCACCTGCGGCGAACTCTCAGTCAAAGGAATCATCAAGGCTGGAGAGTTACTCAATCTCAGGTGCCCCCTGAATGGAGAGTTCAAGGTGGGACATACATGGGCAGAAACTCATTAACCTATTGGCAACAGCAGTATATAAACCCAGACCCTCTGGTCTACAACCCTCACAAAGAAAGGTGGATACAAGTAGCATGCCCAACCACATCGATCATCCGGTCCATTACACTCAGGGCATTGAGTGCATTGACTACATTCTTTCTCACAACATGGACTATCTTGAAGGAAACATCATCAAGTACATAACCCGATATAAGTTCAAGCATGGCGTAGATGACCTCCGAAAAGCCGAGTGGTATTTGAAACGGCTGATGGCTAAAGAATCTTTAGGAGTATCAGCGGCACCACCTGTGATGCCCGTTGGTCCTGATTGGCCTAAACCCGGAGAACCAAAAACTTATGGCCCAATCAAGTGGCCCAAATTCGATAAGTCCATAAAGGATTTTGTTATCCCTGTTGGTCCTTCTGATTGGCCTATGCCACCGGCTGTAACTGCAGAGGAGGTGTTGATTACGGAAAACATCCGTTTCGATGACAATGATTCCTACTGGCCTTCACCTTCAGAGTCCGCTAAACCTTTGTATTTGGAGGACATTCCTAACAAGCACCCAAAGGAAAAGTTCTGTTGTCCTCAGATCGATCTTGGCGCAGAGCATAAGGATGAGGTTCTCAAGGAGACCCTGCAAGCCATGAAGGACGACGAGTGCCGGCACCAGTGTGCTAACTACATTCGTCCGTACAAGTTCTGAGATGCCAGTAACCCAAGCACTACTCATAGACGGAGATATCATACTCCATCGCTTCGGCCATGCAAACCAGACATCCGTTAAGTGGGAACCCGAAGCGGAAGCCTCGATTTCTGTCGGTGACACTGACAAAGCACTTGAGGATGTAGATGATTTTGTCCGTGGCTTATCCATCAAGTTCAAAAAGGCAGAACCTATCCTGTGTTTCTCAGGGTCCCGTAACTTTCGATATGCAGTGCTTGAGAGTTACAAGTGGAACCGGAAGAACTTGGAGAAGCCAGTCCTGTTCAACACCATCAAGGAGTTCCTTTGGAAGAACTATGTGTGTCTGATGCAGGATGTGCTTGAGGGTGATGACCTCATGGGCATCATGAGCACCGAGGCCAGAGGCAAGTACATCATCTGTTCCATCGACAAGGACATGCTCCAAATTCCGGGGCGACACTACAACTGGAACAGCCAACGAAGATCAGTGGTTACCGTACACCAAGGCAATCACTTCTTCTACCGTCAAATCTTGACCGGAGACCCCGGCGATGGATACACAGGTATCCCCGGCTGTGGTCCCGTCAAGGCTGACAAGATATTGCTTGGACTAGAGGGCGAGTCCCATGAAAATTATTGGGGGGCCATCACCGAAGCGTACACCTCGGCTGGTCTTTGCGAGGCTGACGCCATCAAGCAAGCACGAGTTGCACGTATCCTCCGTCGAGGAGAATACAACTACGAGACGAAAGAGGTAAACCTTTGGACACCTTAAGATTGGCATATGCTTTCTTCACCACCACTGTAGTCAAACACCCATGGGTCAACTTTGAAGACCTGAGGAAACGCTATGTGTTCCTCAAGGGTCAGCAGAAGTTCGGAGAGAGATGAAAATCTGTAGCAAATGTGGAGAAAATAAACCTAAAATTGAATTTCACAAAAATGGCAAATGGTTACAATCTCTGTGCAAACCGTGCCAATACAAAACAAAAGATGAACACAGTAGAAATCGTAAACTTCAATGTATAAACTATGCAGGTGGAAAATGCAAAGATTGCGGGAGAGAGCACTTTCTCCCCGCAGTCTACAATTTTCACCATATTAATCCCACCAAAAAGATCTTTTCTCTGAACAAAGCAGGTTCTATTTTATGGGAAAAAACAAAAAAAGAATTAGATAACTGTGATCTACTTTGCGCAAACTGTCATATTACAAGGCAAGCACAAGAGAGACAGGCATCCCTATGAAAATGACAGGATACGAGACCTTTATTTACAAGAGATCATATGCGCGTTGGCTCCCCGAAGTGGGGCGCAGAGAGGAGTGGGATGAAACAGTACAACGATACTATGACTTCTTCCTCCCTCGTGTACCAGATGCCCTTATGGAACGGTTCACGACAGCCATGGACATGGTGCTTGCCGGTTATGTTATGCCTTCTATGCGAGCCCTGTGGAGCGCAGGACCGGCCCTGTCCGAGGACAACATTAGCGGGTATAATTGTTGCTACTCAGCCGTAGATTCAGTTAAAGTCTTTTCAGAGATTTTGTACATTCTTATGCAGGGAACTGGCGTGGGGTTCTCAACCGAACGACAGTACATCAACTTGCTCCCGGCTGTCCCACAGTATCTTGCTAAGTCAGACGAGTGGGTCCATGTCGTGGAAGATTCTAAACTGGGGTGGGCTGAGGCCTACCACCTTCTGCTTACCGCATTGTATGACGGGAGAGTCGTCACCATGGATCTATCTAAAGTCAGGCCAAAAGGCGCGACTTTGAAAACCTTTGGTGGACGAGCATCAGGCCCAGAGCCTTTCTTGGTACTGATAAAGTTTACTGTCAACACCTTTGCAAGAGCCGTTGGTCGCAAACTGAACAGCCTTGAGGTCTACGATCTGGTCTGCATGATCGCTAACTGCGTAGTCAGCGGAGGAGTACGCCGATCTTCTACGATCAACCTCTCCAATCTAACGGATATCCGCATGCGGGATGCAAAGATCGGGCAGTTCTACATTGAGCACCCCCAGAGAATGCTCAGTAACAACAGCGTTGTCTACACTGAGAAGCCTGACATCTCCATCTTCATGGAGGAGTGGCTTCATCTCATGAGATCAGGGTCAGGCGAAAGGGGGATCATCAATCGTGAATCGCTTATGGGAACCTCTGAGCACATCAGTCGTGAACCTAGGGACTTCGGCACCAATCCCTGCGGAGAAATCATCCTCAGGAACAAACAATTCTGCAACCTCACCGAGGTCATCGTCCGACCAGAGGACAACGCTCCAACGCTACGAAGAAAAATTAGCGCGGCTGTCATGCTCGGATCGTTGCAAGCAAGCCTTACCGATTTCAAGTATCTCTCGTCTGAGTGGAAAACCAACTGTGAAGAAGAACGTCTGCTTGGAGTTAGCCTTACAGGGTTGATGGACAACCTCTCCATCTGGACTGACCTAAAAGATTTAAGAGAAGGAGCATGGAAGGATGCGGAGGAGATTGCGAAAGAACTGGGGATGGCCACCCCGAAGGCTATCACCTGTGTTAAACCTAGTGGAACAGTGTCACAACTTGTGGGCGTTAGTTCGGGGATTCATCCTCGTCACAGTCCTTTTTACCTTAGAAGGGTTCGGGTTAGCGCTTCTGATCCCGTCGCTCGATTTCTTATTTCGGAAGGGGTGCCTTACTTTCCAGAGGTAGGGCAGGAGAAGGACAATGCAAACACCTACGTCTTTGAGTTCCCCCAAGCATCTCCTGAAGGTGCGGTGTATCGGAGCGATATCAACGCTCTGGACCAACTTAACGGCTGGCTCCAAGTCAAACTCGATTGGTGTGACCACAATCCTTCCTGTACAATCTACGTCAAAGAACATGAATGGCTGGAAGTGGGAGCATGGATCTACAGGAATTGGGATTTCATTGGTGGTCTGTCCTTCCTGCCCTTTGATGGGGGCGTGTACGAGTTGGCGCCCTATGAGGAGATTGACAAGGCCACACACGACAGACTACTTCAAAGCATGCCCTCACTCGATTGGCAACATCTCACAAGATTCGAAGCCAACGATAACACCGAAGGTGCAAAGACGTATGCGTGCACTGGCGACAAATGCGAGATACCATAAATGAATCAGATTCATGGCCCTCACTCCTAGGAGCAATCTATGTTAGAAACTAAGCAAATGCTTGAGTTTCTTGAAAAGGGCTTCCCTGACAAGTGCCCTTCCGAGAGTATGACAGAACGAGCAATCTGGATTTATGCTGGGAAAGTGCAACTGATCAAGATCATTCGTGCTAAATTTGAAGAGGCCACGGAGAAGTACAAACCGGAGGTTCTTACCTAAAGGAGAGAAACTATGTGCTTCGGAAGCAAGCCGTCTGCCCCACCGCCTCCGCCCCCGCCGCCGCCTCCGATCAATCCTATTGAGATCGCACCTTCGGAGAACGCTGCTGCAGACGCAGCCAAGAGAAAACTGTTGGGTGCCAGTCAGTTACAGATTCCTTTGATTCCTGCGGCTGCGGCTGGTTTAGGGATTCCTAAGGCTGCGTAATGGCTGAAACTACTCAGACTCAAGACATTAGTATCGTAGGACGGTGGTCCCGGTTAGATGGAGATCGTAGTGCCGTACTCACAAGAGCACGTGCATGCGCCAAACTGACCATTCCTCAACTCCTGCCACCGCAGGGGTCAAACCAAAACACAACCTTCACTACACCTTGGCAATCCTTAGGTGCGCGGGGCGTTAACAACCTTGCTTCTAAGTTAATCCTCGCCTTGTTCCCCCCGAACCAAGCCTTCTTCAGGTTGAAGTTGGACGATGCAGTCGTCTCCAACCTAAGCCAAGAGCCAAACGCGAAGACGATAGCCGATCAAGGTATGGCAAAAATGGAACAACTGATTCTCGATGAGATCGAGAGTCGTGCTGTGCGAATGGGGGCCTTCGAAGCCTTCAAGCATCTTATCGTAACAGGAAACTCTCTCGTTTACGTTGATCCCCTTCAAGGGATACGTGTGTACCGGCTCGACCAGTACTGCGTGAAGCGCGATCCCATGGGCAACGTTCTCGAGATCGTAACGAAAGAAACCGTGTCGTGGCAAGCGCTGCCCGACGCGGTGCAAGCACAAGTCAAACTGGAACAGAAGGATGACGAGAAGAACCCTGATACCAAGCCACTCGATCTGTATACACGGGTGTCGCGTGGTGACGGTGGAGATTCTTGGGAGATCGTACAGGAAGTAAAGGGCGTTACCATCAAGGATTCAATTGGGACATACCCCCTCGATAAGTCTCCGTTCATTCCGCTGAGGTGGAGTGCGCTGGCTGGCGAGGACTACGGACGCGGCTTGGTCGAGGAATACATTGGGTACTTACAGTCCCTCGATGTCCTCACACAGGCTATTGTAGAGGGTTCCGCTGCGGCGGCTAAGGTCCTCCTACTGGTCAATCCCAACAGTACCACAAGGATCGACAAGGTTGCTGATGCACAAAACCTCGACGTGATTGAGGGCATCGCAACTGACTGTTCCTTCCTGCACATGGAGAAGTTCAACGACTTTCGTGTAGCCCTCGAGGCTGCAGGGAAGATCGAGACAAACCTCTCTGCATGCTTCTTGCTCAACAGTTCCATCCAGAGACAAGGAGAGCGTGTCACTGCGGAAGAGATTCGGTACATGGCTAAGGAACTTGAGGATGCATTGGGTGGTGTGTACACCGTGCAATCCAAAGAGTTCCAGTTGCCGTTGATCCAAATCATCAAGTTGCAGATGGAGAAGAAGAATGCCCTGCCAATCCTCCCTGAGGGGAAGGTCAAACTGGTTATTACCACAGGGTTGGAAGCACTGGGTCGGTCACACGACCTCGTGAAACTGAATACCTTTATGCAGGAACTCAACACCTTAGGTGCTGAGACCGTGGCTCCATACCTTAACGTGGCTGATTATATCACCCGCGTTGCTAACGCAACAGGCGTGGATTCCAAGGGCTTGATCAAAGACGAGGCAACCGTTAAGGCCGAACAGGCTGCGGCGGCTAATGCTGCAAATCAGGCAAAACTGCAGGAGAGTGTCGTCAAGTCTGGCGCGGCTGCTCAAGTCGCCAAGGGCTATGTGGACAACGCGAATGCTGAAGGCGGCCCCGGCATGTCTATGCCCCCGGGCATGGGAATGCCGTCCGCTTAATCTAAAAGGATAGGTGCCAAATGACAGAACCAAATGTGGATACCACCCCTGTTGTGCCGGTTACCACAACGACACCGGAGGTGCCACCGGTAGTTCTTCCGTCAGACTCTGCAAAGGAAACGCTTCTCGCCGGTAAGTACAAGACTCCTGAAGACTTGGAGAAGGGATACTTAGAACTCCAGAAGGCCTTCAGCGGGCGCAAACCCGATGAGACAACCACTCCACCCCCTGATCCCAATGCATCCCCTGAGGCTGCGTTAGTCACAAAGGCAGGACTGGATATGGAAGTACTCACGAAGGAGTACAC